CTTCCCTTTCACAATCATACTCACAGGTCGTCCTTTACCATGCCCAATACTGACGCTCCCACGAGTTCTCAAGGCCTCCAACGCGACGGCAAGCAACGCCACAGCCTCGCAGCGCTTTTAAATCAAGCTGCCCAATGACTGCCCATGCGCGGCGGAGACGGTCGCCTAATGACTGCCGATTTAGCCGGCGGCTCCTCGTAAGCAATTGCCATATACCCGAATGCATCTGCCGCATGGCTCGACCAATCATGCTCTGGGCCTAGACCGATACTGCGCTTTTCGTCCTGACGCTCGTGGTAATAGCCGAGCGCATCGCGTCCAGCTTCAGTCGTAGATTCATTAAACCAGCATCGCGGAAAAACACGCCGCGCCGCTTCTATGCGCATCATCGCGGCACCGCGGGCTCATGCGGTTGCCGCGGTCGTCGAAGATGCGGCCAGCGAGCAGAGCCGCGGACTTCGTTCGTAAGGCCTTATGATTGTTGATCTGTTCATTCAGCTTGGTCTGGACTGCGTCAAACAGGTCCCGATCGACAATGGCAGGTTGTTCGCCTTGCAAAACCTCACCCTTGAACGACACCTCCCCGATATAGAAGCGATTGCGAAGCAGGTGGGCGAGCGACCCGCGCGTGAACGGTATCCCGCCGACGGTCTCTCCGGTCCTCAGGGTACGTACCTTGGTGACCAGGCCCTGTCTGCGGAGCTCAGCCATGAGCCGGTTGAGGCTGCCAAACTTGAGGTAGCTGCGAAAGATCAGTCGGACCCTCGCAGCCTCAACCTCATTGACGGTGATCCCGCGGCCCTTAGTGTCATAGCCAAGCGGCGCCATGCCGCCGACCCAAAGCCCCTTGCGCTTGGAGGCGGAAATCTTGTCGCGGATGCGCTCGGAGGTGAGTTCGCGTTCGAACTGCGCGAATGACAGCAGCACGTTCAAGGTCAGCCGGCCCATCGAGGTGGTGGTGTTGAACTGCTGGGTGACTGAGACAAACGAGACCTCGTGCTGGTCGAAGAGCTCAACAAGCTTGGCGAAATCCGCCAAGGAGCGGGTCAGGCGATCGACCTTGTAGACCACGATCACGTCGATTTTGCCGGCCCGCACGTCCTGTAGCAGCCGCTGCAGGGCGGGCCGGTCGGTGTTGCCACCCGAGAAGCCGCCGTCATCGTATTTGACCCGTAACAGCGTCCAGCCGGCGTGCGCCTGGCTGCGGACATAGGCTTGCGAGGCATCATGCTGGGCATCGAGCGAGTTGAAGTCCTGCTCTAACCCTTGCTCAGTGGAAACGCGCGTATAGATGGCGCAACGAACCGCTTTCATCTTCATGGCGCCGCCCCCCTCGCTGGCCGATCTCGTAGCCCGAAGAACCGCGGCCCGTTCCAGCGCGTGCCGGTGATCGCGAAGGCTAACTGCGACAGGCTCTGATAGGTTTTGCCGTTCCAGGCAAAGCCATCGGCGAGCACCGCTACTCGTTGCATCCGCCCATTCCACTCGCGGCTCAGCAGCGTACCGGGCCGGATCGCGGCCGTACGCCAGCTCAATTCTACGGCGCTCCTTCCGGCCTGCTCGGGCGAGCCTGAGCGATCGAGCAGGCGGCGACTCTCGCCATCCAGGTCACCCCATCGATCGGTCTGCAGCCGGTACGCGAGGGTGCGGAACAGCAGATGGCGAGAAAGGTGAGGCGGCGGTCGGCGGCCGAACGCAGTTTGCCAACGGCTGCGCAGCCGTTGGACATCGAGATCGCGCAACTGCGCAATCTCGACATCCAGCGCCTCACGGTCAGGCAGCGCAGGACCAATCCTGACGCGCGGCATGCGGGTCAGGCGGACCTGCGTCTGGACTGGCGAGACCCATCAGCGGCGCGCGTGATCTGATAAAACCGCGTGCCGGCGATCGTCTTCGAGGCGAGTTCCAGCTTCAGGCGTTTGCGCACCACGCCAGCAAGAAAGCCGCGCACCGAGTGCGGCTGCCAGCCGGTGGCCTTCACCAGCGCCGCAATCGTTGCCCCCGTCGGGGATTGCAGCATGGCGATGACGCGTGATTGCTTCGAACCGGCATCGGCTTTATTCGTCTTGGGATCGTCAGCGGTCTGTTGCGACCGCTTTGCAGCGGTCACAATTGATGCTGACGTTGCAGGTGACGACTTCTTTGTGGATTTTGGCTCATGGCGGCGTCCCGCCGCACCACCGAAGCCCCACCTCGGCGATCAGGCCGGCGGGGCAGGATCTCGCAAGCGCTCTGGGCGCCCCGAATTGGAGATAAGTACCGCTCCAATCGGGTTCGATTGCCAGTCCTTTCTGGCAAAGCCTTGATTCAATCCAGCGACATTTGATCGCACAAACCGGCCGACCGGCCTCGCGGCCTGGACGCTCTTCTCGAAAATCGATGTCCGCGTTAGATCGGAGACTCGTTCGACATGACTGCGTGCTTGGCACCTGGTTCGAGTCCTCCCAGCCCCACCACGCAGTCGCGCGCCACCGGAGATTTGCCAAACAGACGACAAAGGCCCGCCATTGGCGGGTTTTCTTTTCGGCGCTCGGTCTCTGTGACGGCACACTTCGGTCTCAGTGCGTTTTCGGCGTCTTTGTCTCTGCACCGAAAATTCGGATTCCCGGGAATCAGAGACGCGTTCGACGGAGAAACGGTTCGATGTGGCGTCAGTGCGACGACCCGAGGCCAAGAATGCGTCGCTGGCGAGACCATTCGGCGGGAAGGTCGGCAAGGCGGTTCACGCCCATGCCATGGGGAAGCCGGCCGTCGATCGCGGCCTTGACGAGATCGGGGGCAAGGAAGGCGAGCGAGAGTGTGCGGTTCACTTTGCGGATGCTGCACTGCTCGCGCTTCGAGCGGCCGGCAGAGTCTCAGTGGTGATTTCGCGGCTTTGTCTCTGGCTCTGAAATTTGCGTTTCCCGGAAACCGGAGACGTGGTTTGCAGAGACTCGGTTCGAGATTTTTTCTTAGATCCAAGGAAGGCCAAGCACCTGAAGCACCCCGGCGGTGGCGCAGGAGAAGGCACAAGCCGATCCAGGATCAGCCCAAGACGAACGCTCCGACCAGCAGAGGTCCGGCTTGAGCGTCCCCAGTGCGCCCACCAGCGTTGCGGCGGTCCCCAAAGTCCGAGCGGCAAGTGTTTCTTCGCCGACAAAGCCTCGATTTTATAAGGGGCCGGCGCCGACGCAAAAGAAAGCGAGCAGGAAGCCACATCCGACGTCGCGTTACGCGTCGCGCGGGGAGCACGTGATCGGCGATAGGGAACCGCGTCGTTTATTCAACTATCAGCCTCTCTTTGGGCCCAAGGTACCCGCGGAGTATTATCCGAGGAGAGGAAATAGCGGGTACTATCGCGAGCGGCGCTGGGGGGACTACTACCCGGATGGAGGGTTTGATTACAACTAAGCCTCAGCATCACCCGCTTCTGAGCGTTCGCCGCCAGACGGGTCTGGTTTTAGACTGGCGTACAAGTTCTGCTAACGGGTGCACGCGCGCCGGCAGAGGCTGCGGCCTTTTTGCCAAGAAGGCCGTGGAGCAAAATGAACTTCAGAGCAGCCGACGTGATCCATACGAGGATGGGTTGTTCGATCGCGGCGGGCTGACATTGCGCTCGCTGGCCTAGGCGACCGCACGCGACTATGTCGAGCATTCGCGGGGACATCTGTCGCGTGGGGCGGCTGCCAATGCGCTGCTAGTGGGAAGTTCGTCATGAAACTACTCTGGAGGGCTTTGATTGCATTGAATGTGTGGCTCTACCGCGTGAGCGGCGGGCGCATAATGGGAAAGATGGGCGCTGCGCCGATCCTTCTACTTACGACGACGGGACGCAAGTCAGGACGCGCGCACGACCCCCTCTTGTATCTGGAGGACAGCGGCCGTTTCGTCATAGTGGCCTCGCTCGGCGGCGCTCCGCGGCATATGAGTCAACTGGCGCTTGGTAGCTTGCCGGATAAGATGCGGGTCGAGGTCGAACCAGACATCGAAGTGTCAGCCAAGACCGTCGGTGAACTGCGCAAGCTAACGACATGGCCGGAAACTTTAGCGGTAACTAAGCGTCTGGCGCCGTGCTGCTGTGAAAGTATGCGGAGTTTTGCCAGGCATTAAGCCAAAACGCGCCTGCTTGCGGGGCGAAGCTCAGCGGCTGAGTAGGGACGCCCGTTAACCTTTGTGCCAACGACGCGACCGTTA